GCGCTCGCCATGAGATCGTTCACCTTGGCTTCGATCTCGTCACCCTGCAACTCCACCATGCGTTGCTGCGCAGCTTGGGCCCGGGCGATCTTCTGCTCGGCATCCTCCTGGGTCTCGAACAACTCCTCGGTCGGGATGTCGTGCGCCTTGGCCTTCGCCTCCAGGAGTTTGCGCGTCTTGATGTGTGCGCGTTCCTCATCCGTCAGTGCCGCCGAGAAGATATCGAGCTGCTGACCCTGGACTTCCTTCGCGATGAGCGAAGTGGACCCGCGCGCGATGACATCGAAGTCCCCGTCGCGGGACTCGTTCGGATCATAGCGCATGTTCCACTTGACGAGCGCCCCCATGACCGAAATCGTGAACGAGTCGAAATTCCGCACCGTATCGCGGATCGGGAGCGCCGCGGCGCCGAGGAACATGCTCGCGTTCTTCGACGTGCGCAGGGCCTCCGAGCCACCGCCAGACGTATCGCCCAGCGAAGGCGGCGGAAGCCCGGACTCGCTATCCGCGAACTCGCGGAACATCCTCACCATGAGCATAAGATCGCCCAGGCGGCTCTGGCGCACCAGTGCCCGCACAGCCGGTGTCTGCGCAGCGACGCCTTCGGTCTCTTCGGTCCATACCTTTTTTGAGGCCTGTTCGGTTTTGTTCCCAGGCGTCAGTTTCTCTTTGTTGACTATCAGATTCTCACCCCCGACACTCGCCTCATCGAGCGCCATTCGAGCCGACTCGCAGATCGAAAGTTGGGAGTCGCGCAACGTATCGCACTGCCCATTGCCCAAGAGCGACAGGTCATCTTCCTCGAACATGAACTCGTGGTGCATCCGCGCCTCGTCCCCGAGGACCGCGATGCGTGCCTTGATGACGACGTTATCCAGCAGCCACACGTTTCCGTGGTAGGTCTTCGCAAGATCCGCTTCAGCTACTGTCGCACCGGCCTCGCGCAATTCGTGCCCGGTGACATCGCCCCAATAAGCGAGCGCGACATACTTCCGCCCATCGCCCATCTTCACATTCGTCCGATCGCTCTTCGGCTCCTGGGAGAGCGCCGTTTCCCAGTGCAACTGTTGGTGGTTCCCGGACTTATGCTCGAGGAGCCATTGGTCGATCGCTGTCTTTCTGAAGTCCGCACGCTTGCCGAGGTCCTCGACTTGGCGCCGGTTCATAACGTGGCGTTCGAACGTGCCGTCCTGCTTATTCAGCGCCGTGGCGCTCATGTCCGGGTAGTAGTTCCACACCGGCAGGAACTCGAGTAGTGGCTTCAGCTTCTGCACTTCCACAGCCTCGTATAGGCCAGTATTCAAGTTCCGCTGCCAAGTTCGCGCCTGATACGGAACGTGCATCGGGCCCTTAAGGATGCCGATGTTGTAGAGCACCGCGCTGAACACGACCTTGCGGACCAGTGTGATGTACTCCATCTCTTTCAGATCATCATCGAGCTTCAGCTCCATCCGCGCGGCCTTGCCCTTCGCATACTCATTAATCGCGGCTTCGATCTGTTCGTCCGTACACTCGACCTCGCGCGGGTCGATCCCCTGCTCGGTAGATTTCTTCAATACGAGCGCGTCGAGTACTTCCTGCAATTGCGCCTTCGAGAGATTCGGCAGCGGGGATGCGTCGATCCCGTAGTTCTTCTCAGACTGTGGGAAGAGCATCTGCATTAGTCGGGCAATCGTGCCGATCACCTTCCAGCGCGTGACTTTCGGGTACGCGCGAGAACGATCCTTCGGGATCTTGACCTCGGGGTCATAGATTCCGCGAAACTGCCGCAAGTTCTGGAGCCAGTGGTCCTCGGCGGCTTTGCGGTCGTCGCGGTGCTGTTCCCATTTGGAAAACAGTCGCTGTCCGAATGCCTTCAACTTCTCTTCGCTCAGTACGATCTCGTCAGCCATTATAATGCTCCCGGCATATCCGGCCAAGACCGGTTGCCTTTATGTTGATTGTCTACTCCGGGCAACGTCTGCAAATTGTCCTCGCAGTGCAGCCCACATACCACCTTACTCATCAACGGCACGATATGGTCCACATGCCAAGGGGTCCCGTCGCGCTTGGTGAAGATAGCCGCCTTCCGGTAGACATCTTCGATGTAGCCTTGGTTGGCCCATGCGGGGGTGGCTTGAAGCTTACCCGCATGGTGTGCAGAAGATAGTGCCGCGCACTTCGCAAGATTCGCTCTCCGCCACTTACGAGCATATCTTGCAAGAGACGCGGGATTTTTTGCCTTCCATTGCGCGCGCCAACGGGGGTTTTTCTGCTCCCAACGCGCTCGGCGTGCCGCGGCTACCTGTCGATTTGCTTGCTCCCAAGCCGCGCGGGTTCGTTTTCTCTGCGCTACATTCTCTAGGTGCCAACGTGAAGCATTCGCCCGCACACAAACTTTACAATTCCGACGATAGCCGTCGACGCCCGTAGAGTCAATATAAAAATCACTCTTTGGTTTTATTGCCTTGCATTGTGCGCAGGTTTTCATCGGGGCATCGCGTAATGGTTCGTACCTTCGAGCTGCGCGCGTCGAGCTTCATCCCAACTCATCTCGACAGAACGATTCTCCGCTTTTCTCCGGCGGCCTTCTGCAAAGTACATATCTGCATATTCCGACGCCTCGCCCACATGGCTGTGGTCATTTTTTTCCACTTCATCGCCGTGTCTGCCGTCTTTATAGCGCTTAAACATGAACCCACCACTCAGCGCCGCAATCAGCGCATCACAGTTTGGATCAACTAAATAGGTAGAAGTTCCGCGTGCTACCAAGAAATGATCCGTCCCTCCCCGACGGGCTACCGGAGCATTCGTCGAGGCCATCTTGACCTTGCCTAAGTGGCGCTTGTACTCACGGAATATATCGACACATGATGTTTCGTCAGACTGTGATCCTGTCTCACCAGATGGATCGCCAGTAACGATGATCTCGTACTCCCCGTTCTTCGCGCCACCCTTGTACTTCTTCGCGAGCAGCGGGAGGAGCTTCGTCTCGATCGCGCGCTCGAGGCCCATATCAAAAGTAACTACTTCGTCCAATGTTAGTACGCAGTCAAAAGCATTCTGCTGCTTCAGCACGATCGCCGGCGTCAAACCGAAGTCCGCCGCCACGAGGAGCACGAGATCCCGGTTGGGGATGATAAGTGATTTCGCAACGTGCAAGTCCCGACTGAACTCGGGATGCACGGGCCGCCCGCCCTTCGAGCGCCCATACTGCGCGAGCACGTTAACCCGGATGAAATCCTCGGTCTTGTCCTTGATGAGCTGCTGATAGTAGTCCGCCGGCAGGTTCTGTAAGTTCTCCGCGCGCGGATTCAGCACGTAGCCCTCCGAGGTCTTCAGCATCGCCGCGGGCTGGATATAAATGTCCCAATCATTTGGTAGCGCCTGCTTCGAATCGTCCGGGTCGCGTCCTTCCTGCTTCGCATGCCAGTAGGAGCCCTCCTCGGGCATGTTGGAGTCCCCCCACATGCCGACCCAACTCGGGCCCCCTTCGCTCATCCGTGGGTAGCGACCAATACGCCCGTCAAGCGCTTCCACGATCTCACGCGGGATCTCACGATACTCGGCCAAGAGCGCGCCGGTCAACTCGAGCGAGAGCAGGTTCTTCACGTCCTCGGGCGTGTCGAGCGCAGTAAAGATCACCTCTGCATCAACATCGCCTTGCTTGATGTAGTAGGTCTTCGTCGTCGTCTGGTAATATCCAAGCGAACCGTTCGGGAACCAGTCGAACCAGGACTTCATCGTCGTCCCGCGGAGCTGCGGCATCGTGTTCCGCACGACAGCCCAGCGGCTCTTCCGCTTCCCCGAGCTGCTCGAGACGCGTTGCATCTGCGCACGGCGCACGATGTCGACGAGTCCCCCCACGGTCTTCCCGGAGCCGAATGGCCCGGCGATGAACCGGTGGCGCGCGTCCGACTGCATGTAGCGGGACACGGTCTCAGGGAACTTAATGTCGAGGTTTATCACTTTTTCTTTCCGAACATACGCACACCCCGCGAGCGGCGCTGCACGGAGAGCGCGATCGCGAGAGCCTGCTCGTGTGGCTTCCCGGCGGCCATCTCGGTCTTTATGTTGGCGCCGACCGCTTTCTTGCTGGCGGATTTCTTAAGCGGCATCTTCGTCCTCGTCTAGGACCAGTGCGATCCCGTGCATGTCCAGCTCATCATCGAAGAAATATCCCGCATCTTCAAGTTTCTCTCGTATCTCCTCGAAGGCCGCCCGCGACACCGCGAGCTTGGCATAGGTGTGACTCATGTGGGTTCCCCCCAAATCTCAGGGCACTTCCCTGCCGTCTGCTTCATATGCACCGCCCACGGGTAGTGGCGGAGCACTCGCAGGGCCCGCTGTCGTATCACCCGGGGCACCCGTGGCGTCTTGAGCGGGTCGAGCAAGTCGACCAGCATTTGCTCCGCCGCTAGTATTGCTCGCGTGCGTTCGCTCGGTATGGTCATCAGGCGGCCTCCGGTGGTGATTCGTCAATTTCACCCATGCGATGTATGAATTGGGAACCATCCATGCGTTTGAAAATCTCAGTTATATCGCTCTCGCCCATGCGTCGGACCAACTCATGCCGACGCAGCTTCGC